GTTTGATCCTGATGACAAGATTTCAGGCGGACAAGGCTTTATCTATGCATCAAGTATTGTGGTTGCAATGCGTAAACTAAAACTCAAAGAAGATGAGGATGGTAACAAGACTTCAACTGTACAAGGTATTCGTGCCGCATGTAAGGTAATGAAGACTCGTTACAGCAAACCTTTTGAGAGTGTGCAGGTAAAAATTCCTTATGAAACAGGCATGGACCCATATAGTGGACTATTGGAAATGTTTGAATCCAGAGGTGTTCTTGAAAAAGTTGGTAATAAACTGTCTTATGTTTCACCAGTAACTGGAGAAGAAATCAAAGAGTTCAGAAAAGGCTGGACCGGAGATAAACTTCAGGTAATTATTGATGAATGGTCTACTGATAGAATCAAAAATGATGAAAACATCGTTGATGTAGACGGAATTTCAGAACACGAAGAGGAATATGCAGATGAATCCTGATATAAACTTTTTAGTAGAAATGTGGGATAGTGTAAAAACATATATCCCCAAAAAAGATCGTATCCAAGCCGCTGAGCATCTAGTCACAGTGTGTGATGAACATTTAGATATCTCTGAAAGTGCAGAATATTTAGATATGTTTGACAGCATTATGAAATCAGCAATCAAAGGACATTTTTCTTTTGATGAAGAAGATGAAGAGGATTGGGAATAAATGGCAGGTTGGTATAATTCTGTTGTAGAAGATCTGAGTAAAATTATTGACTCTATAGATTACTATGAAAAAGAATTAGAAGAAGCCAAATACGAATGCAGTATTAAGGGTAGCCTGGAGAAATCCAGTGCCGCCCTACCTGGCATCACAGAACATCGCTTTAATCAATTACAAGAGATTGAAGCAATACTAGAACACTTAAATATAGAACTTCGCAAAGAACGTTCTAAAACATTCCGCAAATACTTAGAAGCATACAACAGGCAACTTTCAAGTAGAGATGCTGAAAAATTTGTAGATAGCGAAGACAGTGTTATCACCCTAACACACCTTTGTAATCAGTATGCACTTTTAAGAAACAAATATCTTGGTATAATGAAAGGATTAGACACCAAACAGTGGCAAATTGGGCATATAACTAGATTGAGAACAGCAGGAATGGAAGATATAGTGATAAACTAGTGTAAAATCAAAGACTTAAAAATGGTTGACAAATCTAAAAAAGATGCTACAATAATTGATCTTAATAGGGTTTGTAGGAGCCAGGATATGGTTCACGTCAATATTGACGGTCAACTTGCAAAAAAACAACTTATTCAAAACATCTCTGAACTTATACTTGAAAACTTTTGTCCCAGATTGAGACGAAATGTTTTTGTACAAATAGATATTGTTAATCGATGTGAGCATGAAGCAGGCGGGTATTGTTGGGGAGATAAAGATAACATCAATATCGAAATACCCAGAAACTCTGGGGATCACAAATATACCAGAAAAGAAATGCTTATTAATTTAACTCATGAATTAATACATGCTAAACAATATATTTTAGGCGAATTAAGCAGTACAACATCATACTGGAAAAAAGAAAATCACACTAAAACACCATACAGTAAACAGCCTTGGGAAAGAGAGGCATATTATTGGGAACAACGACTTTACGAAAAATACTTTGAACGACTTGACATTTAATAATACATCACATATAATATATTATATCAGGAGTATATTATTATGACAGTTCATGCAATGATTGACATAGAAACATTAGGCACAAAGTCTGATGCTGTTGTGTTAACTGTTGGCGGTGTTAAATTCAATCCTTTTACAAACGAAACTCCTCATAGTCCTATTATGTATAGATTGGACATTGATGAACAAACTGCCAAAGGCAGAATTGTAGACCCCGGTACTTTAGAGTGGTGGAGCAAACAGGACAAAGATATTCAGGAAGAAGCATTTAGTCTTGATAATAGAATCAGTGTTCAGCAGTTTTGTTCAGAGTTGAACAAATGGTTAGTTGGAGTGAACAAAAAGTGGGCACAAGGCCCTAGATTTGATTATGGTATTCTAGAGCACCTTTTTGAGCAATACAATATACACAAAAATTGGTTTTATTGGGAAGAAGCAGACAGCAGAACACTGTTTGAATTGGTGCCTGGCGACCCCAGAAAAGATGATTCTGGCATCCAAATCGACCATCATTCTGCCCTAGCAGACGCATATAATCAGGCTATTGCTGTACAAAAATCTTACAAAATGCTGAATCTTCAGCAAAATCAAGCACTTAGCACCTAAACTTTTTACCACTTTTTTTGGTAAAAAGGTTGACTTTGATCCTAAAATCCGTATAATAGTATTATTAGTTAAACAAAGGGGACTTAAATGATGACTAACTTCGTAAAAATTAAGCAAGGTACTTACCGTAAGAACATTGTAGAGGATATGGTGTTTCCTGTGGTCAAGCCTTTAAACATTGGTAAGAAAGGTGCATTCATTACTGTAGACGGTAGTGAAGTACTTGGCGATCAGTTTGATAAGATTAGGGTACTGATTGAAGATCCTACTCAGGATATTGAGTATGTGACTCCGGCTGTGTATGCAGATCAACCTAAAATTGATAATTCTCCCAAAGAGGAAGAAAACGAAGATCAAGCATTGGATCGCATCAAAGAGCGTTTTGATATTCTTGATCGTATGACTCATGCTGTAGCAGAAGGTACAGTACGTGGTATGATTGTGTCAGGCCCTCCGGGTGTTGGTAAATCTTTTGGTGTTGAAACTGTGCTGGAAGATTATGACATGCTGACTTCTATTGCAGGTAAGCCTGCTAGGACTGAAATTGTAAAAGGGTCTATGACTCCAATTGGTCTTTATCAGACGCTGTACATGAACAGCGACAAAGGTAATGTGTTGGTGTTCGATGACTGTGACAGCATCTTGTTCGACGAAGTATGTTTGAACATGTTGAAAGCAGTGCTGGACAGTGGCAAGAAGCGTACCATTACCTGGAAAGCAGAATCCAGCGCCTTGCGAAGGGAAGGTATTCCGGATCGTTTTGACTTTGAAGGTGGCGTGATCTTTATCACCAATGTTAACTTTGAAAATGTTCGTAGCAAAAAGATCCAAGACCACTTGCAGGCTCTTATGTCACGTTGTCACTACCTTGACCTTACTATGAACAGTATTCGAGACAAGTTTATTCGTATCAAGCAGATTGTGCGAGATGGTATGCTTGAAGAATACAAGTTTGGTAAAGATGGTGAAAAAGAAGTCATCAACTTTATGTTGGACAATGCTGAAAAATTGCGTGAAGTAAGTTTGCGTATGGTGCTTAAGATCTCTGACCTCAAGCAAATGGATAAATCCAATTGGCAAAGATTGGCCCAAACTACTTGTATGAAGGGCGGCATCTAATATAAGTAAATATGCTAACGGTTCCCCCGGTGCTCAAACGTTAGTCATCCCCTTAGTAGAGCACCAGAAGCCCGGATCCCCTCCGGGCTTCACCTTTTTATAAATTAGTTCTTGACTTTTCCATGCAAAGAGCATAAACTATATGCTATTAATGGAGATACTATGAATTTTGAAGAATTTTTTTACAAACACATATTAAAGATTGCAATTATATTATCTTTACCGCTTTTTACTGCATGGGCATTTGCAGATGAAATAGAAGAAGTTATTGTGGTGGCACAACAGGAACAAGAAGTTGTTGCTGACCCCATAAACAGTTCACAACTGTTTTCAAATATAATGCCAGCATTCACATGGCCCGCTGGAGGCTATGGAGGCTTTATAGGATACATGGAACGAGGAGCACAAACAAAACATACCAATGTGTATGTAAACGGTATCCCGGCTAACGACCCCGGAGCAGGTTGGTATGATTTTGGTCACGATTTAGCAACAGGGCAAACAGTAAAAGTTATATCAGGTTCTAACAGTGTTATGTATGGCTCAGGTAGTATTGCCGGTACAGTGTTAATACAAGACACTTTTGAAAAAGGTGCTACATTAAGATACGGATCAGAATCACATAAGTTTATCAGTGTTGCTCCATTTGAGCAAATTCAATTTAACAGTTTTAGTATTGATCAAGGTAGTGCTAGAAATGATAACGATGAAAAAGATCAATACAAAAACCAGTCTGTAAAACTGAATATTAATCTGGGAGATTTTGTTTTAACTGGCAATTACATCGACTATGAATATGATTATGATCAATGTTTTACTGCTGATTTTAATGCCAGCAATGATTGTGTACAAGATGGTGAACGATTTGTTTTGAGTCTTAGAAATGATTACATCACACTGGGTAGAAGTGAACTTAATTCCGTGTACTCAACTGAGGGTGTTGAAACATACACGAATGAAAGTACTAGAGATTTTGTTCGTTTGACAAACACATCAAACTTATCTACTAGTGTTAGTGTTGATTACGGACTAGATGCCAGCACAGAAAAATACGGTGATGAAGAACAAACAGACTATGGAGTATTTTTAAGCACAAATATCAATATGATATTTGATTACAATCTAGGTATTAGAGTAGGCAATGAAGATCAAAATGCTTTAAGGTTAGGAGTTTCAAACGGACCATTCTTTTTTAATGTAGGTAATAGTTATAGAAAACCTAACTTGTATGAAAGATTCGGCGATGAATTTGTAGACGGCAATCAAGATCTCAAACCCGAAGAAGGCATAGGGTATGAATTAGGCTTTGGTGCTTTAAGTATTTTTAAGTATGATTTTTCAGAAACAATTGAGTATGCAGAAGGATTTATGTTGGGCGATGTGTATGTTAATCCGCAGTATTATAACAGCGGATCATATCAAACAGAAGGCGTCAGATTTAACAATTCATTCGGACCTTTTGATTTAATGTTAAAATACACTGACACAGATCAACCAAGAAATCCTAAAAGCATGATTGTGATTAATTGGAACCAAGACTTTTTTAACACCAACTTTAGGTTAAAATATTCTGGTATGTTTGACAGACAGCCAGGACCTTTTGATGGTGACAGTTTAGATGATTTGCAAAAATTGAATTTTTACATAACAAAACAGATTGACAAATTTATTTTATCGTTTAAAATAGAGAACATATTAGACGAACAAGCAGAGATATTGCCTTTTTATGATAATGAAGGCAGAGAAGTATACTTAACCTTAAACTATAAATGGTAATATTGCATGGCAAAATGTATTCTAGAAATTAGAGATGAAGTTAACGTAAAGTTTTTGAACCTCGATCCTTCTACAAGAAGGAAAATCTCTGATGCGGCAAAATATTTTTTGCCATATGCTTACCACATGCCTGCGTACAAATTAGGTAGGTGGGATGGTTGTGTTCGGTACTGCGACATAGGCGGAAGAACTTATCTAAATATACTTGATAAACTATTACCCATCATTCAAAAAGAAGGTTATGAGATACAAATAGATGATAAAAGGCAAAGTTGGAATTTTACCTTTAAGCCTATTGAACAAACTCATTATGAAGATATAGCATGGCCCAAAGGTCATCCTGCAGAAGGCGAGCCTATTATATTGAGAGATTATCAAGTAGATGTTATCAATTCCTTTTTAAATAATCCACAGAGTCTACAAGAAGTTGCTACAGGCGCCGGTAAGACGCTCATAACTGCCGCACTAAGCGATATGTGTGAGCAGTATGGTAGAACTATTGTTATTGTTCCAAACAAGGACTTGGTTGTACAAACAGAACGTGACTACAAAAATTTAGGACTTGATGTAGGTGTGTTGTACGGTGATAGAAAAGAATATGATAAAACACACACCATTTGTACATGGCAAAGTCTCAGTGTGCTAGAAAAGAAAACCAAAGCAAACGAAGCACAAATTGATTTAGATGTATTCTTAGATAATGTTGTATGCATTATGGTGGATGAAGTACACAAGGCTAAAGCAGATGTATTGCGTAATTTGTTAAGCGGGCCTTTTGCTAATGTTCCTATACGTTGGGGATTAACAGGAACAATACCCAAAGATGAATATGAAGCAGTTGGATGTGTGTGTTGCATTGGTCCTGTTATAGGTAATCTCAGCAGTAAAGAACTACAAGACAAAGGTGTCCTTGCAGATTTAGACATAAACATTTTTCAGTTACAAGATGGTGTATTAGGTTTTAACAACTATGCACAAGAATTAAAATGGCTTGTAACTGATCCAGATAGAATAGATCACATTTCCAATATCATTCAAGGATTAAGTGGTTCCGGAAATACTCTTGTGCTAATTGATAGAATAGCAACTGGAGAAATTTTAATGAAGAAGAATCCTGATTGGGTATTCATAAGCGGCGATATGAAAGTTGCTGATAGGCAAAAAGAATATGCAGAAGTTAGCGAAATGGATAACAAAGTGATTGTGGCAACATATGGCGTTGCGGCAGTAGGAATTAATATTCCTAGAATTTTTAACTTAGTTCTTATAGAACCTGGCAAAAGTTTTGTTCGTGTGATACAAAGTATTGGTAGAGGTATTCGTAAAGCGGAGGATAAAGATTATCTTCAAGTGGTTGACATTACCAGTAATTTAAAGTATAGTAAACGACACCTAACAAAAAGAAAGGCTTTTTATAAAGAACAAAATTTTAGGTATCAAGTTACCAAAGTGGAGTATAAATGAAAATATTAACCATAGACAATGATGTATATGAAATAGACACAGTACCAGATGAAATTGATGATGTTAGGTTTGCAGTGTTCGACACAACTGATCCAGAATTTATGGATTACTATTTCCTTCCATTAATCTTTTTAGAAAGTTTTTATGCACCGGCTGTGTGTTTGCAAATAGGTGAGTATAATATTCAAATTCCAATGGATTGGAGTATTGCCATCACAGATGAAGATTTAACAGGTATAGAAGTAATCCCTTTAACCAGTTTGAACAATAGAGGTTTTTTAACTGTGACATTTAATCCGTTAAGTGGCAGTTTATTAAAAGCAGAGGAAATACGAATTACAAATATCTTCCAAGATGTTAAATGGTATTTCCCGAAATTAAAACATGGGCATATGTTGGTAGCACCTTTAGAAGACGGAGAAAATCCTAGGTGTGCATTGTTTGTAAAAGAAGCCAACAAAATCCCACAAGAAATCCACATAGGACATTTACTAGACTAGGAGGTAATATGAGTTTAGAAAAAGATATAGAAAAGATGACACAAAAAATCAAAGGTGTCAAGAGACGTTTTCGTATTGAAGGCGGAAGATATGGTGGCGAAACCACAGTTGGCACAGTTAGCGAAGAATTTGTCGAACATTGTGCTGGCATGGACCAAGACGAATTGGTCGAGTATGTGCTAAGTTGCGATGAATGGAATGAAGAAGAACGTGATGATTCTCTCCCAGGATTAGAAGCAACAGCATGGCATGAAACTGATGACATTGAACATCTCAATCATTGTTATAGTGACAGTGAATGGACAGTATACGAAGTTCCTGCAGACGGCAGTGATGACGGTTCTTGGGACAATGTAGTTTGGGAAGGTGAAGCAAGACATCTTTATGGCAGAGAATGTTATCACACCGATGCTAATGAAGAAGAAAAGCCTGAAGATATGGAAGGTATTGTACCTATACTAGCATTCCACAGTTCAGAAAAAGGTTCTTTTGCAAGTTACTTTTTAGATTTAGAAGGCGAAGAATTTGATCCTGAAAAATTAGCATTCAGTACTGTGGAAATGAATCTTGCAGAAATTGTAGAAAATGTGTATTACAACAAACAAGATTTAGAAGCAAATTATGATTGGAATGACACAACTGGTAAAGCATACTATGCCAGTGTTGGATACATGAATACCAAATGGCATGATTCTGCAGATCAATATACTGATGAGTATTTAGAAGAGAATGGCTATTGGGATGAGTAATCTTAAAGATTATATCAGAACAGTATCCGATTTTCCTATCCCAGGAATACAGTTTAGAGATATTACTAGTCTTATTGAAGATCCTGCAGGGCTGAATAAGGCAATTATAGGATTGTTACATGAGGCTAGTAAATTTAGAAGCACAGTTGTTGTTGGTATAGAAAGTAGAGGGTTTGTTTTTGGTGCACCCGTAGCATGGGATCTTGGTACCCCTTTTGTGATGGCTCGTAAACCAGGAAAATTACCAAACAAAACTTTTAAAAAACAATTCGATCTAGAATACGGAAGTACCAGTTTAGAAATACAGACTAATACAGAAATTTCTTCTAGTGACAAAGTAGTTATTATAGATGACCTAATTGCAACAGGCGGTACTGCTATTGCCTGTGCTGATTTAATTCATGAGAATTGGAATGTGCCTAAAGAAAACATATTAGTTATTGCTGTAATAGATTTACCAGATTTAAAAGGTAGTAGTTTAATACAAGAACAGGGTTATGGGGTAAGTACGTTAGTGGAGTTTGAAGGTGGATAATATTATTTTTATTGCTCTTAGACAAGAAGCACCCAATATGCAGGATTGGGATAATGTGTTTTTCACAGGAGTTGGCAAAGTGAATGCGGCTATTACAGCATCAGCACTAATACAACAATTACAACCTAAAACTGTTTGGAATTTTGGTACAGCAGGAGGTATTAATCCTGATTGTCAAGGACTAGTCGAAATTAAAAACTTTGTACAACGTGATATGAAATGTTGTGAGTTTGGTTTTGAAGTTGGGCAAACTCCTTTCGAAGATGGCAAACAGATTAGTTTTGGTGAGGGATTTACCTGTAGTACAGGTGATAATTTTGTGAGTGATCCCAATTTAGAAATACCTGCAGATGTTGTGGACATGGAGGCTTATGCTATTGCTAAAGCATGCCAGTATCATGGTGTAGACTTTAAATGTTTTAAATATATAAGTGATAGTGCAGATGAAAATGCCAGTAAAGAGTGGCATGAAACTGTGGCAAACGGAGAACCTTTCTACATAGAGAAATTAAATGGCTAAGACACCTCAAATACCTCTAGCAGAAGTTATGAAAGCCATTGATAAAAAAGATAGACAGTGGTATAATCGATTAACGGTTGAACAAAAGAAAGCATTTAGTGCTTGGATGATGATGAGGTATGCCAGCACAGTAAGAGGTTCCAAAGCACCGGATTATTTGTGGATGGTAAACGAATGCATCAATCACAAGTTTTCAGATATCAGCAAAAACCATCCAGAACTACAATGGCTGTTATTCACTGTTTGTGGGCAAGGTAAATTGGAAAATCATGAATATATAAAACCTCCTAATGCAAGAAAAAAGAAGAATAAGGTATTTGAAGCATTGTCCGATTTGTTCCCTCACTTGAAGAATGATGAAATTGAATTAATGTTAGCCTTAAACTCTTTAGAAGAAATAAAACAGTACATGATAGATTACGGTATGTTAGATACAGAGGTCAAAGAGATATTTAAAAAATGAAATGTAAATGGTGTGAAAAAGATTTTATGAGTGAAAGAACTTTGTCTGCTCACATGTGTGTAAAAAAACGCAGATGGGCTGATAAAGATATGAGCCATATCAGACTTAGCCACAGAGCATTTCAAATGTTTTATGAGATGAACACCAGTGCAAAACAATCTAAAAGCATGGAAGATTTTATCAGAAGTCAATATTATGAAGCATTTGTAAAATTTGGTAGAGCATGCCAAGTTAACCAATGGTTAGAACCTGAAAAATTTACAGAGTGGCTAATTAAAACTGGCGTTAAATTAAAGCAGTGGACATCTGATTCTCAGTACGAAAAATATTTAAAAGAATACGTCAAAAAAGAGCCTGGGTTAAAAGCACTTGAACGTACAATTATGTATTTGTCAGAATGGAGCAAAGAATCTCAAATAGATTGGCAAGATTATTTTGATAAGGTACCAAGTACAAGAGCAGTTTATGATATACGATCTGGTAAAATTAGCCCTTGGGTAATATATTTGAGTAATACAGGAGATCAACTCCTAACTAGATTAAATGATGAACAGGTTGCTATGATCGATCATATCATAGAACCAACTTTTTGGATGAAGTTATTCCAACAAAATAAAGAACAAGTTTCCGAAATTAAAACAGCATGTTTAAAAGCAAACATATAAAGGACAACAAATGAAAGTAAAATTAATCAGTTACAGCCAAGCACCAGAAAGTGCAGACAAAGAATCTGCACTGGATCTTATTGCTTATTGTGCAAGAGTAAGTAATCCGGATAATCAGAACAACAAAGAAACAAGCGAAAAACTTGTTAAGTATTTAATGAAGCACAAACACTGGTCACCATTAGAGATGGTGTCAGCATGTTTGGAAATTGAAACAACCAGAGACATTGCTAGACAGATTCTAAGACACAGAAGTTTTAGTTTCCAGGAGTTTAGTCAACGTTATGCAGACCCTACAAAGGACTTGGACTTTGAAACTAGACAAGCAAGATTGCAAGATCCTAAAAACAGACAAAACAGCATAGAAGCAGACAACGATGGTTTAGAAATTGAATGGCATAAACGCCAAAGAGAGGTAATTAAAGCCGCCACAGACGCATACAACTGGGCTGTAAGCAACGGTATTGCCAAAGAGCAGGCAAGAGCAGTACTACCAGAAGGAAACACTGTAAGCCGCATGTACGTGAACGGTACACTCCGTAGTTGGGTTCATTACATTGAATTACGAGGCGCTAACGGCACACAAAAAGAGCATATGGAAATTGCCTGGGCAGTAGCAGATGTTATTTCAGAAATATTTCCATTAGCAGAGGAGTATAAAGGTAAAGATCTATGAAACGCAAAGAGCAAATGTATTTGATTACCATGGAAGAGTGTGCAGAACTCAGTCAAGCCTGCAGTAAAATGATTCGCAGTGGTGGTAAGGAAAAATATTTGCAAAATTTACGTGATGAAGTTGGTGACGTAATGACCATGATTGAGATACTTAAAATGAGTGGCATAGTCACTGACCAACAAATTAAAGATAGAATGAAAGTAAAAAGAGAAAAATTGCTCAAATGGAGTATACTGTTCAGTGAAGATGACGAAGATTGATTTTGATGTAGACATTGATATGGCAAACAGAGATAGACTGTTAAAGTTTATTGACTGTATTCCTGCCAGCATCGAAAGGGAA